GGCCACCCTCACCTTCCCGCAGATGGTGGATCACCGTCAGCTGCAGCGATGGATCAGGAGGATCGTACTGGTCGCCAATGAGCCTGCGGCATACGATGCAACCCAGGCGGACCAAACGCCCCAGATAGGCGGACTCCAGAATTTTCACAGCAGGTTCTTGACGATATACAAAGCAATCGAAAGGGTAACTGAGCCGATTCCGACGTTGCGCAAATGACTGCCCCATTGCCACAGCTCAGCGTGCACCTTGTCCATCAAGGTCTGGGCCTCTGCTTTACCAGCCTCTTCCAACGCGGTAACACGAGCGAGAATCGACTCGATACCGTTGTTGACTTGATCACTCAATTTATCTCTCCAGAAAGCCCCTTACGGGGGCGAGTCGTTCCTACAGGACTACAGGGGATCAGGAAACTTGGTCGTGGATATCGCGAACGATTTTTCGAACCTCATACAGCTGATCGTGCACACTATCCTTGATGATTTCGGTCAAGACTTGCTCAAGCGCCGGCTTTTCGGGCTTGGCGAGGGAATTGGCCGTGAGCAGGTCCAGTTGCATCGTCATCGTCTCCGCGGCCATTTCGAGCGACAAAGCCGTGAGATTGGTGACGGGTGCGCCGGGCTCGTTCATCGACAGCTGGGCCAGTTTGGCGCGTTGCACGACCTCTGCGATGACGGCCGGGATATGGCCGTCCAGGATGCCGCCGACGCGCGACAAGTCCTCGTCTTCCTTGATCGCAGAACCACCGTAGACACGCAACAGCCGTTGCACAGCTTCTGCGTCAGGCGGGCGAACTTCGATCACCGAATCCAGCCGGCCAGGACGGAGCATAGCCGGGTGAATACCTTCGAGATTGTTCGTTGTTAGAACAGTGATGATATTCGAACGCTTGGAGTCGATACCGTCGATGATGTTCAGGATGTCGTCCATCGCCATATCGCGAACGCCGTCCATGACTCGATCGATATCTTCGCAGAAGATCACACACGCTGGCTCCTGATATTGACGTGCGAAAGCAATCGCATGCGCCAGCTCGTCGGCACGCGTCACATACAGAAAAGTGACCCCGGCTTGAACAGCGTATTTGCTTGCCACGCGTGCGGCAAGCGTCTTGCCGGTGCCATATGGCCCGCCAAGCAGCACCCCGCGTTTGATGGGAATTCCGTTTTGCTTCAGTTCCGCAACCTTGCGAATCGGTGTGAACAGATTAACGTCGATCGCATTCTGCACAACACGGGAATACACCAGTTGCGCTTCGTCGATATCCGACGTGTCCATGAACTTCGGTTCCGGCATTTGCAGCGGTTTCCCGTTGTCATCCAAGAAACGCATGCGAATGGCCTGCCCGCGGTAAATCGAGCCGGTCTTCAGGTATTCGCGCACCGATGCAAAAAGACGCTCGACGATGGGTTGCGAAACGCGCTTGACCGTCGCGACCAATTCGAACGCAATGCGACCGTCCTTCGTCGTCCAGCCGGTAGACAGCTGGCCCTCGACATTGGGCAACGAGAATTGCCCCCAGGGCACGGCCTTTTTCTGGCCGTAGGCGACGTCGATCGTGATCATAGACGGGGGAATGGGACCCCACATGGTTTGCTTGGCTTCTGCCGGCGACCAGCCGTAGGTAGCGGTCAGCACCGCATCGAACGCATGGGCGCCATCCCACGGAAACACGTCGAAAGACTCTTGCAGAGTGACGACTTCCTCGTCGTACTCCATCTTGCGCTCGATCAAATCCTTCGCTTGGCGCAGCGTCACGCCTTCCGGGACGATCAGCTTTTGGCCGGTATGCACAACCTCGGCATCGATCGGCGCTTCTTTTTGGAAATCGGCAAGGGTTTTGCCTTGCAGTGTTTGCGCGATCAATTCCTTGATCTGCTTTTCGGCTGTGCTGGAGATAGCCATTGTTACTCCTGTAGGGGTTGTTCGTCGTCAAAGACCACGCCGCGTTCTGCGCCCCAGGCATACACGTACTCAACAAGATCATATTTTTGGCGCCCACTCATCCTGCGCGTGCGGCGGTCCAGGACGACGAACCCCTTTCCATCCGGCGAGGGTAGAACGCGTTGACCGTACACAGCTGCGACCAGCAACCGTTTCCAATCTTCTTCGTTCAACTTCTCACCGGCCCAACGGACTTGTTGAGAAATGCTCCTAATCGCGCAATGCAAGCGACTTGTTAGTTCGTCACTTGCACGCGGCGGGGTAAGACGTACTGTAAATGGCGTTTCCAAACTATCCAAGAACTGTTTTGTAACGAGCTTCGATTCCTCGCTATCCACATTCATGAGCCATTCTTCCTCAAGCCTCATGGTCGTCCTCGTTGCGGTATCCGCCTTGCTGGTCCTGGTCGTCGTACGTGCCCCATCCGGAGTTGAACCGCAGGATCACGGAGCCCTTTTTTCCCAGATGCCGGAAACGGCACTTCTCGACGATGATTTCCGTCATGTCGCCCTCGACACGTCGAACAATGATTCCGTGATCGCATTTGTTGTAATACGCGGCAGAGCCGTTGATATCGTAAAGGCCGACTTTTTTGAGTCGGCCGTCCCTATCACGTTGGGGTTTTTGCGGATGCGCCACGATCCAGCCATGGGCGTTGCGCTGGCGTATCCAGTGCCGGAAGATCATCAGCTCGTGGTTCGTCATCTGCGTCTCGTTCATCCCCATGAGAGGGGAATGATCCATTTCATTCCACGGATCGATGACAATCCCGACTTTTTCTGTCAACCATTCTGTCTCGATCACCTCGTTGGCGGCGAACAGAATTCCCTGCATACCAGGGAAAGCCCTACTGTCCTCTGCGACGCGGATGAAACGAAAGCGCTCATCCAGGTAACCGATCGCCCGGGCCATGTCCTGCGGGGTCATTCGGTTGAAGTACTGCTCGCGGAAAGGACGCCGCAGGAGCTTTTCGGCAAGGTGGGCAAGATGCAGGGCCAGCGGCTGATTCTCAGGGCTGTAGACGATGAATTTCCACCCTTGCCGGGTCAGATTGATCATCAGGTTATCCAACCACGTTGATTTGCCGTCGCTGGGGACGCCAGTAACGACCGTCCAGAAGCCCGCTGACACGGTATAGAGCGCATCCAGGCTTTCCCAGCCGGTGCTGTCTCCAGGGGTTAAGCCGGCGTCGTAGAGCTGCGTCAGCTCTTCCGCCAGCAGCAAAGGCGAGGTGATTTCGAGCATGTCTTTTTAGTCTCCTGTCTGAAGCGCCTACAGCATAGCACTTGCAGAATCTGCAGGTTTCTCCCATACTGGAGTCTCACGGGCAGCAGATGCCTTTGTCTCCTGGTTGGTAGGTTTCAGCATCCCCGCTTCGGCGGGGACTTTTTTGAAACACCGTGGGCCTGGACACAAAAAATCTGTGTGTTACATTTCGCCGGTGAGCTGATAGCCCGGTGAATAGAACCCTTTGGGGTTCTGCTTCTTCCCCGTAAGGGGGCAGTGCGCCGGGCGGCCACAGTTCACAAAGAAGCAGAGCCGCCAAAGGGTTTTTTTTGCGCTCTGCCGCACCACGAGCGAAATCAGCACCCGTGAGCCTAAGACGGGCGTGGAAAGAGGGTAGCGTAGGAAGTAACGGCGCGTTAGCTCAATTGGCAGAGTGCGGACCTGTCTAGTCTGCGGTTGCGGGTTCGAGTCCCGCACGCGTCGCCACTTACCCGGTGCAAATCCGTAAAGACGCGGGGCGGCCAGCTACAGGGTTCGGGTCCTGTAGTGCCAAGCACCCTAGGGCATAAACGGGCGTGACACGGTTCGTTTAGCAGGCTTGGGAAAAAGGTCTCTCTCTACCCTTGTGGGGTAGGGGGCCGTATTGCCGGTCGGGGGTTATTTTCAAATAGTGAGGATTTGTGCTCGATCGTCCTAAGCAGCTGGCTTTGAAAGGAATGGCGCTTGCTAAGCGTAAGGCAATGCTCATGCGCATCGGGAAGACAATCACCGGCCCAGGATACGTTGACATTGGGTGCCGGTGTTGCCCTCCCTGGGATGTCTGTCCAAGCCACCCCTACACAGATGCACGCGAGGAAACGCCGTTTCTGTCAGTCCGATGAAACGGCCTCATCCGATAGTTCCGATCGAACCATTCAATGATGAATCTTTGTCTCACCGTTAAACCGACGAACCCGCGATCGCGGTACGCGGAGAGCGCATCGTCGATTTCGTCTCTATTCGGTTCTGACTCATCGACAGCTGGCTTGGGACCAAATTCGGCGAGCCATTG